ATAGAATATCTTGAAAATTACGATCCTGAATTAAAATATTTTAATGAAGATGGCACATATGAAGTTTGGACAGATAATACAGATAATAGAAATAAAGTATTAAATGATTTGAAAAAAGATATTATAGAAGTAGAAAGACAGATATCAGAGTGTGAAAAGGAAATGTCAAAAGTTGACTACGATCCGTCAATTGAGGAAAAAGCAAAACAATTGGCTTTAGAATTTATAAAAAATAGAGAAGATAGTAAATTTGATGTATGAGCGAAAAAACACTCAAAGAAATAATCAAAGAAGAGTATAAAAAGTGTTTAGTTGACCCAATGTATTTCATGAAGAAGTACGTAAAGATTCAACATCAAACTAGAGGCATTATTCCGTTCGAATTATATGAGTTTCAAGAAGAAACTCTTCAAGATTTCATTGATAATGATAGAAATATAGTATTAAAATCCCGTCAAATGGGTATTTCTACATTAGTTTCTGCTTATGCACTTTGGACAATGATATTTAATCCAGGTAAAAACGTTTTAATTTTATCTACGGTTCAAAATACATCAAAAGAAATTGTATCTAAAATTAGATTAGCTAATAATAATTTGCCAAGTTGGTTAAAAGTTCCAACTGTAGAAGATAATCGACTTTCTTTGAAGTTTAAAAACGAATCTAGAGTATTGGCAGCATCTTCTGCCGCTGATAGTGCTCGTGGTTTTAGTGCATATTTGCTTGTAATGGATGAATGTGCATTTATTGATAATGCCGAAGAAGTTTGGACATCTGCTCAACAAACAATGGCAACAGGCGGTAGAGCAATTCTTCTTTCTACACCAAATGGTGTTGGAAATTTCTTCCATCAAATGTGGGTAGATGCTGAAGCCAAGAAAAATACATTTAAAACAATTCGGTTGAAATGGGATAGACACCCCGAAAGAGATCAAGCTTGGAGAAATAGACAAACAGATGAGTTGGGTCCAAAAAGAGCATCCCAAGAATGTGATACTGAATTTTTGTCATCAGGAAATACTGTAATTGAGTCACATTTGGTTGAATTTTATAAACAAACTAAGGCAAAAGATCCAGTTGAAATGCGTGGAGTAGATCACGGTTATTGGATTTGGGAATATCCAGATTATAGTAGAAATTATATTGTGGCAGCAGACGTTGCGAGAGGTGATAGCACCGATTATAGTGCATTTCATGTAATTGATGTAGAATCATTGGCACAAGTGGCCGAGTATAGAGGTCAAATAAACACCAAAGATTATGGTAATATGTTAGTCAGTGTTGCAACTGAATATAACAATGCTTTATTGATAGTAGAAAATAATAATATTGGTTGGGCAGTATTACAACAGATAATTGATAGACAATATCCTAATACATTTTATAGTAGTGCAGATTTACAATATGTTGATGTTGAACGTCAATTGACAAATAAATACAACCGTGAAGATAAAAGAATGGTTCCCGGCTTCACAAATAGTCAAAAGACTAGACCTCTTTTAATATCCAAATTAGATACGTATTTTAGAGAACAATCATTAGTTATTTATTCCAAAAGACTATTAGACGAATTGTCTGTGTTTATTTGGGATGGTAATAAAGCTACTGCAATGAGAGGATATAATGACGATTTAGTTATGTCTTTTTGTATTGGTTTGTGGGTAAGAGATACGGCATTGAGGCTTAGACAACAAACTATGGATTTAAATAAATCAATGTTAGGCGGAATTTCAAGAGTATCAAATGATAAAATTTATACTCCAAAATCAGTTTCCGCACATGATGCTTGGGTTATGAAAACGGGACAATTCAACGATAAATCAGAAAATCTTACGTGGTTATTGTAACCACTTTATATTTATATATTATATATGCCATCAGAAGAATTTCAAATATTAAAACAACGTTCCTTGTATTCAAGGTTGAAACGGTTGTTTTCCACCGATGTAATAGTTCGTAATATTGGTGGCAAAAAATTAAAGGTAGTAGATACAGACGAAGTAATGTATGCTACTGATAGAAATACATTACGTGACAGATTTAATAGAATTAGAACTAGTGCATATAATCAATATAGTAGAGACTTTACACTTAGTTATCAAGCTGCTCGTATTGAATTGTTTAGAGATTATGATACGATGGATATGGATCCAATCATTGCATCTGCACTAGATATTTACGCAGATGAATGTGTAACCAAAAATGAAATGGGTAAAATTTTAACGGTCCATACTAATGATACAAATATTAAACAAATTTTGGAAAATTTGTTTTATGATATTCTTAATATCGAATTTAACATGTGGAGTTGGACTAGAAATCTTGTAAAATATGGAGATTTCTATTTAAAAATGTATATCAGTCCGGAATATGGGGTATACATGATTGAACCTATTAGTTCTTATAATGTTACCCGTGTAGAAAACAGTGATTTAAATAATAAGAATTATACTAAGTTCCAAATCAATTTGCCTGAAGGCGGTAAGATTGAAGAATTGGAAAATTATCAAGTAGCACATTTCCGTCTACTAAGTGATAGTAACTTTTTGCCATATGGCAAAAGCATGATTGAAGGTGGTAGAAGAGTATGGAAACAGTTGAGTTTGATGGAAGACGCAATGTTGATTCATCGTGTAATGCGTGCTCCAGAAAAGAGAGTGTTTAAAGTTGACGTTGGCAATATTCCGCCTCAAGAGGTCGATCAATACATGGAAAAATTGATGAATAAGACCAAGAAAATTCCATATCTTGACCCAAATACTGGCGATTATAATTTGAGATTTAATCTTCAAAACATGGTAGAAGATTTCTATTTGCCAGTTCGTGGCAGTGATAGTGGAACTAGCATCGAACCATTAAGTGGCATGGAATTTACTGGTATTGATGATATCAATTATCTAAAAAATAAGATGTTGGCTGCATTAAAAATTCCAAAAGCATTTTTGGGTTATGAAGAAGATTTGAGTGGTAAAGCAACTCTTGCAAGCGAAGATGTTAGATTCGCAAAAACAATCAATCGTGTTCAAAAAATATTAGTAAGTGAACTTAAAAAGATTGCAATTGTCCATTTATATTCACAAGGATATACCGATGACCAATTAGTAAATTTTGACTTAGAATTAACTAATCCATCTGTAATTTTAGAGACAGAAAAGGTTAAAATTTGGTCAGATAAAGTTACTTTGGCGAAAGATATGGTTGAACAAAAAATGTTCAGTAGAAAATGGATTTATAATAACGTGTTTAAATTGTCAGATGAAGATGTTGACTTGCAAAAGAATGACATCGTTGAAGATGCAAAAGACAATTATAGATTTAAACAAATTGAAGAAGAAGGTATTGATCCTGCTAAACCATTTAATAAGATTAAACCTCCAGAATCATCAGGTGATAGTGGCGGCGCTCCATCAGGTGAACCACCTTCGCCAGAAGGAACTCCACCAAGCGGCGGTGGAAGTGAACCAAGTCCAGTCGGTGAACCTGGCGCAGGTGCAGAAACTCCACCATCATTGACAGAAAAATCAAAAAGAGCGTCACAAGCAGGTGAACATAAATATAGAAAAGATTCCACATTTGGATATGACCCAATGGGAAATAAAGAAAATACACGTATATCACAAACAGATCCTCTCAGAAGTAAAACAAAAATAAAATCTGCGTTAAGCATGGAACATCTTGAAGGATTAAAACAATTTTTACAAACACATCAAGATGTTAAACGGGATTTGCTCAAGGAAGTAAATTCGAAATCAATGCTTGATGAAAGCAACATAATTGAGGAATAAATATTATAATTAAATGAATTTTATCTATAATTTACTATATTTATAAATTGAGACATTATACTAGTATATGCAAAAAGCTAAACATTCCAAGTTTAAAAACACAGGAATATTATTTGAACTACTTACTCGTCAAGTAACTGCAGATATTTTGGCAGGTAAGGATGAATCCATTGCTAAGGATTTACTATTTAAATATTTCACAGAAAACAAAGAATTAGGAAAAGAGTGGCAATTATATAACTTCTTGCTTAATGAAAAAGCAAAAGATGAATTGCAATCTCAGAAATATATAAACGTAATTTTAAAGCAAAGAGAAAAATTAGATTCAAAGAAATTAACAGAACAAAAATACAACCTAATCAAAGAAATTAGAGAAAATTATCCAATTGATGATTTGTTAAAGTCAAGTATCAAGAATTATAAGATTCACGCTTCTATTTATAAATTGTTTGAAAATCATATAAACAATTCAATTAAATTTGATGTAAAAGAAATTCTTCAATCAACAAATACAATTACTGAAAATTTGTGTGGTAAAAAAGTTGCTGTTAATGAATCCGAAGACGATTTGATTAATTTTTACAAACAACAAAATGAAGAAGTTCGTTTACTTAGCTATAAATTGCTTGTCGAATCATTAAACGAAAAGTATAAAGATTTAGATAACAATCAAAAGAGATTGTTAAAGGAATATATCAACAATATTAGCAATACCAATTCATTGAACGATTTCGTTCAAAAAGAAATTGTTAATATTAAAGAAACATTATCAAAATTTATAAATTCGGTTAGTGATAATGTTATCAAAATTAAAATTAATGAAGTGGTAAAACAAATTGATAGTATCAATTGCAAAAAATCCGTAAAGGATAATCAAATTACAGTATTGTTGCTTTCCTACGAATTAATTAAAGAACTTCAAAATAAAATTCAATAATATGAACGAAAAAAAGAGACTTCTCATCGCAAGACTTAAGGAAAAACTTAAGGAAATTATCAAAAAAGAAATGGAAGAAGGAACCGGCACTGGTGTAGTTGCTGCTCCGGCAACACCATATGCTTTTGCAAAATCAGGTAAAGGTAATGAACGTGCTGCTACTGCATCAACTGATTATGAACTTGTAAAAGAAGGTAAAAAAGCTGAAAAGAAACCAGCAAAAAAATCAGAACCTGCTCCAGTAGCAAAAAAAGCTGCACCAGCTGCACCAAAAAAACAAGACGACACTAAAATTACAACTGGTCTGATTGATAAAATTTCAAGCCGTGAAAGAGAAAACAAATTTAAGGGCGATGACAAAGATGTAAATTTGCTTGCTCGTTTAAAGGACATGCTTGGTCGAAACGTAGGTAGAACATTAGAAGAAGC